ACCCTGTTACCAGTGCCGGGTCTTGTAAAATACTTTATTACAGCTTCTGCTGCGTTTATTCCTGCTTCTGGATTAGCCATTCATACCTCCTGCATTAGGCGCGGGTGGCACAAGGCCTTTGCGCGTTGCTTCTGCCTGCATCTGTTGTCTTACGATATCCTGCATCGTAGGTTCGATCAAAGGTTGTATCAACATTGCACTCTCTGGGTGAACCGCAAGGTTCTGTGCAAGGTCGATCAACTGAATACGTTCATTGGTAATGCGCTCTTCGGCTTTGCTGCCAAGTTCCTGTTGAGCATAACGCTCTTGGCTTTTAGCCTTTTCAAACTCGATCTGAACCTTAGCATGGTCGATCTGTTGCCTAACACGGGCATCATTGGCTTTTGTTTGTGCATCAACCATACGAGCCTGAGCATCCTGCTGCTCGATCTGCAATTTGCCTTGCTCGATCTGCGCCCTGCCTTGCAGCTCCATCATCTTTGGATCTGGCTTGTTCCGCATTTGCGGGGGAAGGTAGAATTGTTCAGGATTACTCCAGCCAATCTCCTGCAAAGTCGCAGTAGCCACAGCCACGGGGTCAAACAATTGAGGATTACCCTGTGCAACCTGATTAAGAGCGGCCACCTTCATCATGCGCTGCCCATGTGAGGCCGTATTCGGGTCAGCCTGTGGGACTAGATCACAGTCGTTCAGGGCTGTCAGGAAAGTCTCTTGGTCCCATGAGTAGGCAGGCTTCTTATTACGCTGCCAGAAGGCCTCTGGATGCTCTCTAAAGCACTCCATGATCAAGCGGAACTCTTCAGCCTGAGATGCATGCATACGCTTGTGGACCGCATTGAGAACCTTTGTAGCCTGATCTATCATGGCCAGCGTTGTGCCTACAGGGGCATCAGCACGGCCTTCACCAACCTGCTGCTCAGATGTCCCACCGATACGCATACCCGTCTGGGCCATGTTATCAGTCAGGCTCATAAGACCGCCGCCAATGTCTTTGTAAGGCATGGGCATGATAGCATCCTTGAGAGGCATGCCATTGGTCTTCACGAGAGCGCCGCCACCGGGGGGAACACGGAAGATGTTGGTGTTCTGTCTTGCACCACTGTCGGCCATCAGGAAGCCGGGGAAGTTAGCGAACATGCCAGCATCGAGCATCTCACGCCATGCAGCAGTCAAAGCATTTGTCGTGTTGCCCAAGATGTGAAGCAGGCCGATATCATGGAAACCAAGACCGGGGACAAACGTATACTTCACAAGGTTTGTACGAGCCTCTGGCAGATCCTTTGTGTCTTCATCGTAATTACGCACGATGCTCAATATTTCACGAGATGATAAATCAATGGTCACACGATACGGAACTTCAAGCCCAGACAGCTTCCCTTTGTGGCGATGCTCAAAACCAAGCAGGTCTAACTCACAATAGATCTCATAGATCTCTCGATCATTCTCATCAGGTCTTTTGCTTGTCGGTGTTAGACCCTGCTGATCTTTCTTTTGACGCTGGATGTCATCGAGTGTCGGCATCTTTGCATTAGGCAAATCAATATCACGATACACACCCAAAATCTGCAAACGCCTTACAGTGCTTGGCTTCAAGTATGTGCGATGCGTAATGCGTGAAGCGTTCCTCAAGTCAGTGGCTGATTCATTCACAATCAAATCATCTGCATCAACACTCTCTGATACTGGGCGGTTGCGAAGAGGGCAGTAGTAAACCTTCTTATACGCAGTGCCGCCAAAGCCTAACATCAACAGCATTCGATCAGTGTCAGGATAGTACTCTGCAGCAGTGCTCGTTAGATAGTGGTTCATGTCCTTCTCAAGACAATCAGCAATCTTGTCTTCCTGAAGGTTTGTATTGTTATCATCATTGCGGATCTTTACTGGCCCATCCGTAGGCAACAGTTCTGATCTAGCATTAGCTTGGAAACGAAGCACTGCCTCTAACAGTAATGGATGACGCACACGGCTCATGCCTTCAACAGGCGCACCATCAGCAGACGCACCCTGTGCAGGAACATCGAGTTCAAGACCTAGCAGCTTCAATCCTTTTGCACGGTCAGAAACCCATTTAGATCTGCTTTGTATATCATCATCAATGCCACGCAGAAGATCATCAGCAATGCGATTGAGTTCGCCTTGATCAATGTCTTCAACAAGATTGTCAAACCAGCCTGTTGGACCGCGAGGCTTCACGCCTTCTAGCGGCTTTCCATCAATTGAAATTGTGATCGAGCCATCTGGATGCTCAATCGATATCAGATTGCCTTTGTCATCGAAGTTAGATTTATCAGCGTTCTCTTGACCACTACTATCGATGATATCTTGCTCTGGACCTAATTCAATCTTCGGTTGCTCTTCAGCTAACCTAATGTTTGAGAACAGTCCCTGCGTCATTGGCATGACGTACTTCCTTCAATTGTTTTGCTTCCATCTCTTCGACGAAACGCTGAATACCATCACGAGCGGCAATAGTATCAGACTTCGCCCGAATAATATAGATGCGGGTTTCAGCAAACGGAGGCTTACCTGTAGCCGTAACACGAAACAAATTAGGTCCGATATCGTCAACTATAGCGTCAACCAATACTCTATTATAATTGAACATGTTCCCCTCAATTCATTGCATATACAAAATTAGGTATTGCTGCATACTTAACTAGGTTGACATACTTCTTTGCATACTTGCCCTTTGGTCCGTCAACCATCTTCTCTCCGCCTACATAACATGAAGACGCATTACGCTCATCCTTGCCTGCTAGTTGATAGCACAGCGATAGATAGGCCATGCCATACTTTAAACCATCGTCACAGTTGGCCAGATCTCCACCGCGATGGCCCATTCTTTCAGCCGTTGAAGGTAGGATCTGCATCACGCCTTGCGCCCTGCCATGCTTGGTCTTTGGCCCCACAACATGACATTGAAAGCCGCTCTCTACCTTTGTAATCCTCAACGCAAAGTTGACAGGGACGCCCTCTGCAGTCGCTCTTGTAGCTACTTTGTTCATTACATCTGTCTTGTTAACTAATGATTTGCTGGAGTTTAAGTCACCGTAGAAGTTGACGGCTTTGAAGTTGTTAGCCTTGTCACGAGCGAAGAACTCTGAGGGTGACATGTCATCTGTTGCGTGTGTTACTACTACTGATGCAATCACCGCAGCCGTTATCGATGCGATAAGATTTGTTAGTTTGTTCATTGGATATCCTTTTCAATCACGCAGGATACAACGGCTCGTTGCTACCATTTCCTGCAAACTGCATGTCTGTATGAATGTTTGCTGTCCACTCAGCGCCTCTAACCAACATGCCAAGATCACGCAAGTGTCGCACAGCCATACTGACCGTGTCTACAAGGTCATCGTGCTTTGTCTTTGGGAATGATGCACACTGGTCAATCACCGTGTCTGCCCATTTACGATCAGGCGCATACACCATGCCCTCTGCGAAGATTGGTTCAACTGATGTCAACCGTGCAACCTTGTCATACGCGCCGGGATTTGTGATCTGAACGCCCCACGTCTCATGTCCATACAATCGACGCAACTCTTGTTCTACGCTTATGCCACTGGCCTTGCCTTCGACCAGCACCTTATCAATGTGCAGATCTTTGCATGTTCCAGCAATCTTTTCGACGAGTTCATGGAATGGAAGCCGCTCTTGCCATGCATGGATCAACATCAATCGAGGCCGCTGCTCATCATAGACGCGCATGTCAACCTCACGCGAGGCGTCAACTAGCGTTCCATCCCTACGCAATACCTTTGTTGCCACAGCATAGGGGTTGCCAGTGAACACGCCCCACACAGTCATCGCGCTGTAGTCGTTCTCTTTCTTCATCGTGTACGCAGTGTCCACAGCAGCCATAATGTAATCAAAGCCGGGAAACTTCTCTTCAGTCCAATTGATCCAGTACTCTCTCTTTATGATACCGCCGCCACGAGGCGCAGGGATCTGCTGGAATTGACCAGCAACTGCATACGGACCGAGAGCCTTCTTATCACGCTCTACAACAGACGGCGGGAAACGCTCAGGGAATAGAATCTCACCCACATGCTGTCTTGGATCTTCGAAGCCGAGCTTGGTCGGGAATGCACGGTCTGGATCATACTCAAGCGGAAGCATCACATGATCGTAGCCAAGATTATGCTCCAAGATCACTCCGCTCGTATCCAGTTCATGAAGACGCTGCATGATCACAATGATGGCCGAATTGATTGGCGAGTTAAGGCGCGTTGGAAGGGCTTCTAAGAACCATGTGTTCGTTGATTCCCGCACAGCCTCAGATGCAGCGCCATCTACAGACATCGGATCATCGATCATTACACGGTCACCACGAAGGCCTGTGATGCCGCCTGCCGCTACGGCCTGCCGAAAACCACCGTGCACATTCTCGAACTTGCTTTTCATGTTCTGATCTTTGTGCAGCTTTACACGATCACCCCAGTGCTTTTGATACCAATCACTCTCGATCAGGCGTCTGGCGCGTTGATTGTCTCGGATGGCGATATCAATGCTATGCGAGGCGCAGATATAGCGCAGGTGCGGCATATTGCGCGGTCCCCATTCCCAACAGCTCCAGAGCATCAGCAACATGCTCTTCATATGTCCGGGCGGGACATTGACAAGAAGCCGATTGTACCTTTGACCATTGACGCTCACACCGTCTGTGATGGCCTCCAGATGCGCTGCCATGAAATCTATATGCCAACCATGCGTGTACGGTTGACCCGGCTCAACGATGTCCCAAGCCTGTTTAATGAACTCTACAAGAGATCTTTCAGCCTGTAACTTACGCACCAATTCCCACATGACAAGTGCATCTTTCCCATCGCGCCCAATGAAACTGAGCGGATCGATAGACGGGTCATCCGGTGTTTTGGTGTGAATGTTCATGGCATCAATCAAGTATTATGAAATCGAAGCCAACAGCGCATTGAGGGATTATCCATCCTTGCCATATATGAGATGATATAATCTTTGTCGTGGCAGATGCAGACGTATCGCTCACCGTGCAGATCTTCACGACATTCAAGCATCATCATGTTCTGATGATATTCATTCATAGATAGAACCATATCGCCATCCGGCTGCTCATATGCATAACCGCCCTGTGCATCTTCTTCACGCCTACGCAATAAGCCATACGTCCAGTGAGGGCCACGGCTGATGATCTTATAATCTTCTAAGATCTCTTCTTTACTCGCTATCTTCATTGATCACTTGCCCTTCTATGAGAGGACGTAATGCAAATTCTAAAGCCTCTAACTGCTCATCGCTCAATTGGTTCAGTTCTTTTGCTTTGCTTTCGATCTGTATTGCACCACCACCGAAGCCAGTCATTTCGTTTGTTCTGATATCTCGATAATGTCTTGGGAACCTGTTCTTCATGCCAAAGATCATTGCAGTTGCATTAAAGCCCGGTATCTTTCCCATCATTCCATTGCGCTGTGCTTTTTCCCACCAGATCATTGATAATTGTTCTGCTAAGTTTACGGCCTCTGCAAAATCTTCATGTTGTTGTATCCACCGATAAAATGTATCAATACTTAAGCCCAAGGTTACAGCCATTTCAGTATTGCTGCCGCCTTCTTTACCTACATTGATAACTTCATCGCAAAACTTAGGATCATATGTTGACGGCCTTCCTCTGAACGTGACGGGAGGCATCGAGGAATAGTCAGACAGATCCAACTTCTTTCCTTCTACTGCTTTGCCGCTTTGTCGTACCTTTAGCATTGATCACCTTTGATGCTGTCGGTTTATAATAATCGCTTCTGACTGCTATATACTTCTCTCCAGTCTTTAATTCAAATCCACCACACCATTGCTGTCTCCCCATGAATGGCAAGTCTTCACCGTATGACTTTCGGGGCAACGACTTTGTGCATCTTCCTACGTTTTCCTTCATCATGTCGGGCGGTGCAAACCAAACACAATTTTCGCAGCACAGCTTATAATTCGTTTTACCGCTGGTGACTGCTATAAGATGGCTTTGTATGATCACTGTGACATTCTCCTATAAAGAATTGCTTTCTGTTCCATTTGAAACAATGTCATTCGATCTCATTGCCCATGACATCCCAGCCATTTCTTGCTGATCGGCAGAACATCTCCAGCTTTAATGCATTTGGATATAACTTCTCGATTGTCTCAGCGAAGACAGGTGGCTTTTCGGAATGTCTGCCCGTTGGTGCTTGTACAACACTCGGAGGCTGTGTGCCCTGCGCGGGGGCTGCTACATCGCCCTTAGTACCAATCAACAACAGCTCATGCCATGATCGTGTCCAATAGCCTGTGCCCGGTTTCTGTTTCACCCAGACCAGATGCGATTTATATTCAAATCCCCACAGCCTCATCACATCAATAGCATCCGGCAGCATTGGTGATGTCGCCCACATAAACAAAATACAGTTCTTTGCAGACGGGACATTCAACGTAGCAATGTCTTCAAAGGCCATTGTCGGATAATGATTTTCAGCAGATCGATCCATGCCAGCCTCGCTGAACGTCTGGAATCGCCACGGTGGATCTGCGAGAATAACATTGTAAAC